TACCATTTGGTAATCTTATACTTGCTGTAGATGAGAAAGTTAAAGTTGCTGGTGTTGTTAAAGTTCCACCAGAGATTGTGATTCCTGTAAATGTTCCTGTAGTAAATGTACCCGCCGCTGCCGCTGTGCCACCAATTGCTGGGGGTGAAGCTAAATAATTACTAAATCCTACGCCTGAAACTGTGCCTGATGCAGATAAATTTGCTGCTGTTAAATTACCTGATGATGTTAAATTAGTGAATGTTCCTGCAGCTGCTGTGCTTCCTCCAATAGTTGTACCGTCAATAGTACCGCCATTAATATCTGCACTTGAAGTTGAAATTGAAGCTAAATCATTAATAACATTTACAACGTTAGTTCCATCATTAAATACAAGAGTAGTCTTACCAGTAGGAACAGCAACACCTGTACCAGAACTATTTTTAACTGTGACAGTATCGGCAAGTCCATTATTAATAATATAAAATTTTTCAATCGCTGGGACAATTAAGTTTTTAGCACCGCCTGATGTGCCTGTTAGATTAAGTCTTAGATTACGAAAGGATTGAGTAGCGTTAGAATCACTGGCTGTTAGAGTAACGTCTGCACTTGAAAAGCTAACGTCGGCAGAGCCAGTAATGGCTTCTTCTATCGCCGTGCCTAAATTGGTATTGGTGGTAACACCCCATGTACCTGATTGGTCACCGGTACCAATTAACTCAATTTTTAAATCTGAATATGTACTTGCCATAATTTATCCTTGATTTTATGCTATTTTAACTCGATTGTCCTTCCATTGGAATACTTGTAGCATGTACTTTAGTATGGCGTTTTTCATTCCAAGCTTCTCCACAATCGGAACATGTACCTGAATTATATTCTTCAGCGTCTACTTTCATACCACAATGTGAACATTCAAGTTCTACTTCATAAGCACATTCTACTGTGCCATCTGCTTTTTTAGTTGCATCTATTTTTATCATGCTGCTATCTCCGTCCAGTTAGGCGATTGTGTTGTTGTTACATCTGTCCAGTTTGGTGTTTGATTAGTATCTATTTCACCCCATACAAGAGTAAATACATTAGTTTGTCCTTGTGCTTCTACTCCTGTTACATTTACAGTAGTTCCTGAACCTTCTACTACTGTTACATTACCTAAACCACTTCGTAGTCTTGGTGTTAAAGATATAGGAACATTTGCATCTCCGGTTACTGTTGTACCGCTTCCTAATGCTGTAGTTCCATTAACTCCAGTAACACTTACACTTACGCCGGTTCCTTCTACTACTGTTACACTATCTACTACTCCAGTTGCAGAAAGCCCAGTAACATTTGCATCGACTCCGGTTCCCTCTATTACAGTAACACTATCTACTACTCCAGTACCAGAAACTCCTGTCAGTGTTACATTTGCATCTCCTGTTACTGTTGTTCCACTTCCGAGTACTGTAGTTCCACTAACTCCAGTTACATCTACATCGATGTCAAATCTAATCTGAACATCATTTACAATGCCTGTACCAGAAACTCCTGTCAGTGTTACATTTGCATCTCCTGTTACTGTTGTTCCAGTACCTACTACTCCTGTACCAGAAACTCCAGTTAGAGTTACATTTGCATCTGCTGTTACTGTTGTTCCAGTATCTACTACTCCAGTGCCATTAACTCCAGTAACACTTACACTTACACCGGTTCCTTCTATTACAGTAACACTATCTACTGCTCCAGTGCCGTTAACTCCTGTTAGTGTTACATTTGCGTCTCCAGTTACCGTTGTTCCAGTACCTACTACTCCAGTACCATTAACTCCAGTAACACTTACATTTGCGTCTCCTGTTACTGTTGTCCCTGCATCTATTATTCCTGTTGCAAAAACTCCAGTTAGAGTTACATTTGCATCTGCTGTTACTGTTGTTCCAGTACCTAATGCAGTAGTCCCTTGTACACCCGTAACAGCTACGGAAACACTTATGTTCCCTAACGCCGAAAAGGCGGAGGTGGCTAAAGGGCTATCGGAAAACATTTACAGTACTACCCAGCGTTGTCCTGACGGTACTGTTACTGTAACTCCACTACCAATAGTAATTGGTCCTACACTCATTCCATTATATCCTGTAGGAAAAGTATAATTAGCACCAACGGTTTCATTGTTTGTAACTATACCATTTGATGCCTCTAGTTCTGTGCCTCGTACAGCTCCAGAAACTGTAACATCCCCGTTTGCATCTCCGTATACTGCTTTACCTGCTGGATACACAACAAATACATCTTTAGTTCCTGCAGAAAAATTAACTGCACTTCCTGAATTAGAGGACGCAAGAATAGTATCACGAGATAAAGTCGTACCTGATGCAGTATATGTACCAAGACCTACTTCCCACTCACCGCTTGCACTTAACTGAATAGTGTAATACGTTGTATTACCATCGCCAATAGCAGAGAAAGCTTGATAGTCAGTCACTGCTCCAGCTAGCGTTAAAGTACCTGTACCTGTCGTGGTAGTAGTTTCTTTTACCCTGTCTTTAACAACAAGAGCCATATTAGCCTCCTAATTAGGCTATTCTAATAATAGCGTTAGAAGCGTCAGCTGTAGGGAATACTACAGTAAAGTCACCTGCTGTTGATGTCTTATCAGCACCAAAGTCTAATACTGCTACAGTTGGGTCGCCTGCTTGTGTATCATTATAAATTAATGCGCCACGTGCTGTAATTGTAGAAGAAGTCCAAGTTTCATTATCAAAGTCTAGGAATGCTGTTGTACCTGATGATGTAGGAGCAACTGTTGTAAGTGCTTGTCCACCAGCAGAGTATCCTGTACCTGAAACTTCATCAGTTGCTGTATATGCTGTTGTAGCAGCAGTAAATGATGCATTATTATCGTATAATGCTATTTTAAAAGTATCAGCTGTAGTTCCAGCACGTGCTACCGTAGTACCAAAAGCGTGGATACCATTCAGCAATTCTACTTTAAATGACGTACACATAAAATTACCTGTAAATGCCATCTTATATCTCCAAAATTTTAATTAAGTCTGAATGCCCCGCTTCACGCAGTTTATTCGCCAAAGTTGTATGATTAGACTTGATAGCCTTTTTCATATACTGCACTAGAACATGTCTAATGTTATTTTTGTAAGCTTCTGCTTGCTCACGTATTAACGGGTTAGCATCTTGAGCTACATATATAATCTTTGCTAATGCCATTTCCGCTACTTGTTCAGGCGTGTGTCCTTGCCCTATTTCTGATGTTATTACATCAAAATTTAATCCTTTTATATCCACTATTTAACCGGTATCCTTTCTTGCCCACTTCTGTAAGCATCTCGTCTGTTTTTACCTTCACCTAAGTTTTGTAATAATCCCATAGCCTCATTATACTTATTCATATATTGAGTTACTGTATCTGCTTCGTCTTTCATAAACGCAGCTGCTTCCAACAAACTTCCATAGAATAAAGCAGTATCAAAATTATCACCCAACCAAGTGTTACCAGCTGTAACAATAGACTCAGGATAATAATAGTAATGAAGCTCAGTATTGTAATTAGCATCTGGAGTAGGTCCGAGTATAACTGCTGTATCACTAAATATTGCATAATATTCTGGCTTTCCATAAAACGGAGTATCAGTATCAGGAAAAGATTCTCTAATAAAGTTTACGTCTTTATTTAATAAGTATGTGTATTCATTATTTGCATCAATAACAGCCATACTAAAAGTAGATAACCAATCACTAGGTAAATTTAAATATTTATTACCTGATGTCATATTACCTGTAACATTTTTACGTAAGTCAGGCAGTTGAACTGTATTATATATTCTTTGTTCAGCTTGCTGTATAAATGTATTTACATCAGTAGTGCTATACTGGTTTTCTGTATATGATTGTACAGCTGCTACAAGTTCTGTATAGTTCATTACCTATCCTTATGCCATTGGGCCGCGTGCTTTTGTGCCTTTTGTTGCTGCGCCATTACCACGTGTTACTACACCTTCAGTCTTAACATCCTTTTCAGGATAGCCAGCTGTGTTAGGTGTTGCTACCATTTCTGGTTGCTTGTAAGTATGATTACAGCCTTTTCTATCTTTGTTCATTATTATACTCCTAAGTTGTTGTTACAGTAACCGTGCCAACTCCGCCGGTTGCTTCTAAATCATCTTCTAAGCCTGGTAATGCTAGCCCATTATTTAAGCCAACTGGATTCCAGCCATATTGATAATCTCTTTGTTCTGCCAAGTTCCTATCTGGTCTTGGGTTTTCTACTGCCTGTGGGTCATCAACAGGATACATACCTTGCATGTTCTGTGGATGGTCTGGTTCCCAACATTCTTTGCAGACTTTAATATTTGTTTCTGTAGTTTTTATAAATAAGTCTTTTAGTTCTTTTAACTTATATTGAAAACCACATCTATCACATTCTGCTATGGCA